AAATACCTTTTCATTAGCCAGTAAATTCTTGGCTATGCAATATACGCCTATCTTTTCGCCCCTATCGCCAGAAGCCGGTATATGCCTTAATATAGGATTTAATCCCTGTTCATATTGAAACTGGTCTTTTTCATAAACAACCTCGGCTGTAAGTATCGTTGCCTCTTTTGAGCGATTGACTAATTCTACATATCCCCGATAGCCGATAATTAACTGGCACTCCAATACACCCTTATTATTGAATGGAATTAAATGGATATGCCCGATATTGCCCGGCTGAAGGCCTAATTGAGCAGTTTGGATTACTGCCCCGATTAAAGATTTCTGCGAACATTCTTTTAATTTCGGGCTTGAGTTAAGTATCATTTCAAAGATACCTAAAAGGCGTTCAGGGGTAATTGCTTTCGGTAATACCCTTGCGATTAAATCTTTTTTCTTGGTAATAAAATCCTGGACGGTTACTATCTGCGTGCTTGCTATTGCTTGCTTGGCTTTCTCTGTCTGTGTCATACCCCCTCCTTGTTTTTATTAACCGTTAATCTCCGAGTTTCGCTTTTGATTTTTGAATGTAATTTTGTATGGTCTGCTCTTGTCATAAGTTGCAGATTTTCTATTCTATTGTCAGAAGGATTACCATTTATATGGTGCACGACTTCATTAAATTTTAGGTAACGCCCAATTTTATCCTCCATTATGAGACGATATTCAACGACATATTTATCAAGAGCAAATGGATGTTCGGGTTTATAAATCCAAAGGCGATTAGTATGTATATTTAAATGCCTTCCACCTTTCCACGAATGATGATTTTCTTTTTGCACATACTCAGGATGTTTTCCCTTGTTCCACGGAGTAAAACCCTTTTTAAAACCACCATTACCAAATTTTTTATGTCCTTTTTGAAAACCTTTTATGCCTTTGGGCATATTTTCCTCCAATAAAAATGCCCCTTTTCTGCGTCGGTCAGAAGAACGGTTAGGTTCAACTGCGCATACTACGGGGCTATTTTGGCATAAAAAATCCGCACTTCTGACCGATAGATTTAATATACCATATTTATTGGTTATGTCAATCATTTTCTTTATTTTTTGTTATTCTTAATACCCTTGTTATATCGGATGTTACATATTTCTCATAAATATTATCTTGTTTCATAGCTTCCCTATTAACTTTTGTTATATTTTGCATCCCCCACCTAACGATATACTCTTTTGTCTTTATGCCTAAGTTATCCCCGATAACTTCTTTTAGTTTTGCCTCAAACTCGTCCTTGTGTTCTTCCAGTTCTTTTATATCAAATTTAATCTTTTGTAAAGCGGCAATCATATCGTTCATTTCTTCAACCGCCTGTAACTGCTCATTTGATTTTGGATGTAGTGCAAGCAATGTTTCGTTATCATCACCGCAAGCCATAGGCGGAGTTTTATTCTCTACCATAGCCCAAAACTTTAATGCGGCTTCCGTCATCTTGTCAAACAATTCCTGGTCTGCCTCAATTTTCTTGAATAGAAATTTATTACCACCTACAAGAGCGGCGATATAACCGACTTTGCGACCCGTAATCATTAACTGCCAAGATACTTGCAGAATATACTCAATAGGTATTTCTTCCTTATCCCATTCTTTGGCTTTCCACGCCGACACATTTTTGCATTCGCATAATTCATCTGTTCCGGTAATAAGTCGGTCAACTTGGCAAGCCATAAAAGGGTGTTCTTTGCTGATATATCTTTGCGGCGCACGCCTTACTTTCATTCCTGTTTTGCGTTCAAACTTCTTGGCTATAAAATCCTCTAATTCCGAACCGAGTTGCACATACTCAATATCGCTTAAATCTTCTTCGGGCAACTGACCTGATTTCTCTGCCCACAACTTTAACGGAGTTTTATATCTTGATAATCCCATTGCACAAGCTATATCGCTACCGCCTAAAAACTTTGTCCTGTCCATTAGTTTATCCTCTCCAATTTATTAAACTCCACAGCATAACAATCTATCGTGCCATTAGTTTCTATCGGACATTTACTGATTTCTATTCCCGATATTTTAAATTTCATTCCTAATAAATGTTTAGCTTTGGTAAAGATGATATGATTATCGCCAGAGCAAACTTTATACTTGGCGATTAGGACTTTATTATCTTTGTATCTGGGAAACCAAAGTTCAATCATTTTATTTCTTTCAAAATTCCATAAGCAATTTCACCTTTTACTAATTTTTTACAGGTGATAGTTTTTTCTTCTTCGGTTGGAATTTTCCAGATACAAATACCAGCGAAAATACGAAGATTTGAAAATAAGGATTTACAAGTAATAAATAAACCTGCCTCTATGCCCCAACCTGCCTTTATGCCCCAACCTGCCTTTATGCCCCAACCTGCCTCTATGCCCTCACCTGCCTCTATGCCCGAACCTGCCTCTATGTAAATATATCCACTAACTTTTATTTTATTAAAAACCACCCAACCCAAATTAGCTTCAATTTCAAGATGCCCTTGATAATCTGATACATCGGTTTTTCCGATGTATTTATTCTGTGCGTCAAAATCCTGTTTCGTTAATTTCAATATCTCCATTTCCCCTCCTATCTGTAAAATATATGGTTGTTAAATCTAAAGGTTTCGGTCTTGCACCACCTAAACATCGGTTCATCAGGTCTGCGGAAATACAACGCACCGCCTGTAATATCCCTTAATTGCATTATATTCTTCGCCAGATAATCGGCATAAGTTTTAACTGATTTATAAAGTTTCATTCTATTTTTAGTAGTAAGTCCATAGAATTGATTTTTCTGGGTAACGACTTGATAGGGTGTTTTGTGATATGCTCTGGCTCTATTTGATATTGTGCAGGCAACAGCATATAATCCTTTTTCGCCCTCTCCTCCGGCTTCTGCACTGATTACCATAGCGATAGTTTCCTGTTCGCTCATAGCAAATGCAGAAGTGGCAAGGAGTAGGAATAAGGATGTGAGGATGAGTTTCATATTTGATTTTGTTTTGAGTTATATTTTTTCAATTTGTTACCACAAATACATCTTGAATGTATAAAATATCTTTCAAAGACATATTTTTTAGTTTTACATTTAGAACAATAAGCTAAAACTTGGGAAGTATTGTTTTTCATTATTTCTTCCCTTTCTCAATCGTTTTGGTAAGGTTATCCAAGCCATAGCGGAATATGTTAATGTTACTCCATTTGTGCTTGCGTAATTCGTTAAGCGTGTCTAATTCTTTCTTGGTAAGTGTTATTGCTATCTGGTATCTTGGTTGCATATATTCTCCTTTTTATAAAGACGGACAATTCAGGCAATAGATTGCGTGTATTCGCTCAATGGCGAGTGCTGGTTAGGCGTTAGTTATTTTGAATATCTTGGAACGAAACAATCTCCGAGTTCTCCAGTATGTCTATTTATATATCTACTTATCCCTGCTATGTCGTGTAAGAAGTTAAAATCGTCTGCTTCCAAAAGTTCTTTTAACTTCAATGGATTTCCATTTAAGTGGCAAGCGGTAATATCCATATTCAAACTTAAGGCGTCTGGATTACCACCGTTTTTATGGATTATTTTTACTGCTCTTTGGGTTATTTTACTTAACAATTGCATTTCTTCTTGAGAGCAATTCCAAGTTATTTGTTTCATCTTCCCCTCCTTTGTCTATGGCTTATGAGCCGTGCTGGGTTAGCGGTCAGAGTAATACTGATTGTGGAGCATGGTGTCTAAGAGCATTTTCTAAAGAGTTAATTCTGCTTTTGAGTGCTCTTATCTGCATATTTCTACGGGAAAGCTTGTCTTGACACTGTAAAGAAGTTATAAAATTATATTCTATCGGAGTAAATAGTAAACTTACTCCATCTTTTGAAATAGAATATGCTGTATAACTTCCATCACCGAATTCTTTTATTTGTATTCTTGTTGAATTATAAATTATTTTATCTTTTTCCATCTTTTCCTTTCTTGCAATCTATTAGCACCGCCTCGTTACCGAGTTTTTAAGCTCCGCTTATTCTTGAGCCGTGCTTTGCCTGAAAT